TAAGAGAACCTTTCCAAGATAATTGTGCCTGTGCTGTTAAGTTGCCAACCGCTCCTTCCGCTACTGAAATGATTGTTGCCGCTGTGCTATCGTCTGTAACTATGCTTATGGATGTTACTGCACCGGCTGCTGCTGCGTCTGGCATCTGGATAACGAACGATTCTAGCATAACGTCCTGGCCAGTTCCTGTTAACAGGTCGTATGTCCCTGCTACCTGGTTAAGGTCCTCGGTCGTGGTGGCGAACTGGAACTTACCTGCTTCAGTTGCCACTGTCTGGTCATATACCTGGCGTAACACTTCAGCGATTGATACTCCGTTACCGGGCGCTGCTGCTGCCGGGAATGTGGAAATACCGTTTGTGGAATATAAAACGTCTGCCAATGATTCGTTGGCTGCAAGGGATGTTCCTGTCCCAACGTTAACAGACTCTTGGATCTGTTCTAACCGTTCAATTATTGAACCGTCCTCGTTAGCGGTCAGACCTGAAGAGTCAAAGCCGGTGTTCAGCATATCGTTTAGGTTACTGTTAGCAGCGTCCGGTATCCCGATCATGTTTTCAATGTCTTGGAAGTTAGTACGGGATGACGGGTCGCCTATGTCTGCCTGGATAGCGTCTATCTTAGCCTCTACGTTTACAAGTTCAGTAATCAGGTTAGACCAAACAACGTCTTTTACGTATGCTGTGTCACCAGCAACTGTACAAGTTATACCGGAAACTGCAAGCCTGTATGTGTCGCCTATCTCCCATTCTGCTGCAAGGAACCGGTAGTCTATAGAGACAAGACCGTTCGCCTTTGCAAATACTGGTTGTGTAATACCAGCGTTAGAGAATGCAGCACCGCCAGTTGACTTTTCAAGGTTGACTGTTATGCCAGTGATATCAATGTCAGCGGCCTGGACAGCGCCAGTGTCAATATCGAACAACGAAATGGCGAATGCCATGAACGAGTCCTCTTCAACCGCGCCGGACTTAGACTGTTCAACTCTAAGTTGTAAAGCACCGCCGCCAAGCGCTACCTGGACCCATTCAAGACGTTCCATTACTGAGCCGTCAGCGTTAGCCGCTATGTGCGCGGAGTTATACCCTTCTGATAGCATCTCGTCAATGGATGCCGTGTTAATGAAAAACTGTAAATTGTCAAAGTCTATCTGAACGCTCTCAGCGTCTGCCACGCCGGGTGAACTACCGCCTATTGCGTATGATACCTCATCGGTCATGAAATTGGAAGTATCCTCATAGTATCCTATGTATACCCAGGTATAGTCAGGTGACTGTGCAGTTGAATAGTAGAACCGCCACTGGTCGTTAACACGTTCCACCTTGAACGCTACTGCGTCGTCGGTGATGTTAGCGGTTGCCGCTGTCAATCCAACACCGTTCAATGCACCGTCAATCGTGATGTTGTCAAGGGGTCCAGTCGTGCTTTTACGCCGTACTATATAAAAATGGTTGTTAGCGTCGTATGCCGCGCCTTTGGTGATGTATAAACCACCGTCAAGGTTGCCTGCGCCCTCGGTTCCCCAAGTGTAATCAGCGTCTACTATGATAGTGAACGATGAAGCGTTAACCGTCTTGTTATTACGTAACCAGTAAGCGGTTGCTGCGGGTGTCCCGTCGGGATCTGCTATAACATACGCTTTGCCAGCGGTTGTAGTGTTAATGTCCGCGTCTGACGCTTCAGCAGCGCCTGCAAACACTTCGCCTATCCAATGCTCGGATGCTACTGCGGACGCAACTGCAAACTCGAAGTTGTCGTAGTATGACCGTAATGCCGCGTCTGCCACTTCCTGAAGGACCTCGACCGCTGACGTTGTGTTACCAACGGAGTTATATGTAATACCCATCGTAATCACTTCTCCGATGACATGAGTTGGTAATCGGGTGCGCCGCTACCTCCAACAGACGTGTATTTAAGTGACACATCCGTAATAGAAGAGTTTACCAGGTTTCCTACCTCAACGTTGTCGCCTGGGTCAACCGATGCGTTCTCTAATGTCCCGTCAAGGGATATCTCTATTGTCGAACCGCCAGTAGCGGCTTTATTGTACAACACAAAACCTTTTACACGAGTCGCAAACGTATATGTTACGTATGCAGTTGTTAATGCGTTGTCTGATTGCTTATAATTAAATTGCCCTGTTGTTGCCATGTTTACCTACCTTCCTGCCATTGATGGCGTTTTATATGATGAATGTGAAATGAAAGTGTGGGGAGGGTGTTAAAGGCCCCTCCCCGAAATAAAGGATTAATGCCCGAAGGCTATCCAATATCCGTCAGCACCTGTCGTTGTTACGATGGTTACTGCTTTTCCCGCTACGGGTAATGTCTCGTTAACCGAGGGTGACGATGCTACTGCGGCTGCCCCGGAATGACCAAGGATGATCATGTCGCATATGGGTAACCCTGTATCAATGTCTCCGCCACTGTCACCAACACCGTTCGTGAACGTGCCATACGTCATACGGCTGTTTCCTTCTACTGTTTGACCAGTCTTACTTGATGTAAATGCCATGTCTAGTTCCTCCCTATAGCCATCCAGTAACCACTTTTGTCAGCAGTAGTTACAATAGTAACTGCACTACCTGCAACTGGTAACGTCTCGTTAACCGAGGGTTGATCTGCTATTGCTGCTGAGCCAGAATGTTGTAAGAACATCTGGTCAACGTATGCAAGGTCAGTATCTATGTTACCACCAGTTGAACCGCCAGCGTTCGTGAACGTTCCCCAGGTCATTAACTTACCGTCTCTAACCCTTGGAACACCACTTGTTATTGAGCTACTAAATGCCATCTTAATCGCCTCAGACGGATACTCCTATGGCCCACCAGGTACCGGTGTTGTTCGTGTCGTCTTCAAAGTCGGTTAAACCTATTGAGCCGTTGCTTGCTGTTCCTGCACCGATTATGTTCCAGCCCCAAGCGGGCATGGATGAAACTGCCTCGTCAACGTTTATACCTGCTGCAAGTATGTAACTCATGCCGGTATGGGTTGCCGTGATGGTCCCGGTAGATGCTCCGTTTGCGTCCCAGGTGCCGGATGCGTATTCGAGTTGTGGTCCAATAGTGGACGTGTTACCCAATACACCGGTTGTCTGGATCGTGTCTACGGTTATTGTTGCTGCCATACTTCATACCTCCTTAAAGACTCCCGATAGCCCACCATTGACCGTCAATATCGTCAGAGTCAATGATTCCTATGCTACCGTTCGAAGTTGTTCCTGTTCCGTCATCGTTCAACGCGTATGTTGGCGAACTTGACTTGGTATCAATGCTAACACCGCCGACGTGTATCAGGGAAAGACCAGTGACGATCTCGCCAGTTGCGTCAGTTCCCATATCGTATGTTCCGTGGACTATGTAAAGTCCGCCGGAGAATCCGATGAAACTTGTGTTTGCATAAACGCCGCTTGTCCGTTGTGATGTTACTGTATAACTAAATGCCATTTACATCACCCCTATTGCGTACCATATACCTGTGTTGTTAGTCGCGTCTGCCATACCAGTGATGCCGATGCTGCCTGCTGCTGTTACTGCGCCACCGGTTACGTTAGGCAAACTTTTCGGGACCTCGTTCTTGGCCTCGTTACAGGATACGCCGTATATGATAATATCGGATAACCCAGTAACGATAGTGCCAGTAGCGGCTGCCCCGCCTGTCCACGTTCCGGTTACGATCTCCATACCTGGCCGGATCATGCTAACGTTTGCCGCTAACCCGGTTGTTGGAGTCGCATCTACTGTGTAAGAGAATACCATTGTTTAGACCTCCTACTTTTTCTTTCCTTTACCTTTAGCCTTAGGTTTCTTTGGTGCTTTCTTCTTACCTTTCCCGGTAAGTTTGTCGAGGATAGACTCCTTTTCTTCAGGGGGCATACTAATAACTTCTTTGTACGCCTTCATAGCCGCCATGTTAGGGGCCTTTCTAAGTTTGGCCTCTATAATGGTCAACCGGTCGTCTGCCTCAATGCGTTTCTGATTGTCTTCAAGGTTTTCAATGGTAATTATCGTGTCAGGAATGAAAAGTAGTTTGAACTGTCCCATTGCGCCAGCCAACTTTATCCGGAACGCCGCACCGCACTTCTTTACATAGATTACCATGTAAGGGCCGGTCGTCGGGTCCTGCGGGTTTTTGTCGTTGAACTCTTTTAGTTCGCTTACCTTTTCTTCCTTATCCTTCTTTTCATTGAGCATCTTGTTAACAATCTTTCGCACCATACCTTCATCAGTTTTGTTGTCTGCCTTTGTCATATTAGTTTCCTCCTGCCATAATGATTAAAACTTAGTCGCTAAGTGTTAGGATTATCTCTTCAAGTCCCTCAGTTTACCGTGTGCGGCAAACCAGTTACAGATAAGTTCGTAGTTTGTCTGATAAATACCTTTCTCACCAAACTTTCCAAGGATGAGTGGTCCGCCTTGGTTGTTGACACCGATTTCGTAGTACACGGTTGGAATGTCCATCCAGCATCTGATAAAGTCAAGGTTTACCAGGTAGATAGGAGCAATCCCGCCGGACTGGTCATCGATATCCTTTGAGGTTATGATTGGGATACCAGCGAAAGACTTGACCTTTTGAGGACCGGCCTTACCCTTGTATGAGGATATACCGTTGATACTCGCAACGTCAACTTCCATTGTGGTATACCTATCCTGTACCTGGACAAGTTCGCTGATAGCGCTTGCGGTTGAATATCCTGTTAGGAAAACGTATTTGTTGCTGTCCCAAGCACCGCTTGCCTCTGCGACTGTCTGGATAAGTTGGTATAGTAATGGTATTGTAAGTGTCCTTACGGTACCGGAGTTATGCAACACGTTGGAGTCATACCAGCCAGCGGCTGAACTCCTGGTGATACCGTAAACTGACGGGCATGTAGCATCGCCAGCGAACGCTGTCCCGGTAACGTCGTTTGTACAGTTGTTAACCTCTGCATACGAACAGATGATCCTGTCCAACTGGATAGGCTGGTTGATAGCGGATTCGAGGGTTGCAGCACCGTCTGCCATTACCTCTGACAAGAAGTTTTTGTGGGTGACACCCATATCGGTAACCTGTTTCTTCCAGGTAATACCCTGTTTCCTGTCAGCAGCGCGCATTGATGTCTGGGACGCATCGAATGGTGTAACCATTGTACGTGGAAGGGTTGTTGCAAGTGCGTAACTGTTCTTGACAGTGTCAGGAACTGCACCGTTCTGGGCAACACCGTATCCTTTGGTAGATGCAAACCCGGTTACGAGTCTCCACCCATCTTCTTGGTTAGGACCGCCCCACCGTTCTTTTGGAAGGATACCGAAAATGTTTGTCTCGGTGTTAACCTGCCACCAAATGACGCCGCCGTAGTGGGTTACGTAGTTACCGGTTGTTCCAGTAAGCATCGGGTCATCGGCCTTTTTGAAATAGTCGTATGCAAGTTCTCCCATCTCTGGGTCGCCATAGGCGGTTCGCATCTCTTCAAGTGTGAGTTCGGGCATTTATACGCCTCCGTATGTCTGATTTGCTTCCCAAGGAGACTTTATACTTGAGTTTCCCTTTTCAGGTTCGCCTTCTAACGCTTCGTTGGAAATTGGTTGGTCGCCCGCGCCAGGGGATGGTGTTTCCACTACGCCAACGTCCTCGTCTAACTTTTTCTCCACCTTTGCCTCAAAAGTTTCTTTCAACTGTTCTTTCATAAAAGATTTCATCTCTTCCTTGAAATTGTCGAAGTCTTCCTTCTTAACGCCCTTGTCGCATGCACATGGATACTTTTTGCATACCTTGCAAACTTCCATTTTCTCAACAGGTTCGTCAACTGGTTCAGGTGTTTCCTGTGCCTTCTTTACAGCCTCAAGGTCTGCCTTGACACCTTCTACCTCTTTAAGGATAGATGCCTTGACATCCTCGACGGCTTTCTTAAACTCTTCAACGAGTTTTTGTGCTTCTTCTGCTTCCATAATAAGTTCCTCCTTTTCTATAGAGGATAGTACAGACTTAGCGATATTGCACGCGTCGTCCGGTGTAAAATCCGTGATATTAACGTCTTGAAACTGTTTAATGACTAACTCGGCCAGTGGGTTCATCGGCTTACGTGCAAGTGTCCATTCCCATGCCTCGGTGGTCTTAAGAATTGACGGGCACCCTTCAGTAGTGCAACTTGCAGGTTTTCTACGCTGGCCCCTACCACCGAGTGATAATCCTGTGTATGTGCCGTCCAGTATACCTTTCCAAACATCGTCGTCTGACGGGTAATGCTTATGGATCTGTCCTACTACCCATATTGCTGGGACCTCTTTTCCACTGTCCAACTTGTATTTAGTGACAACGTTCTTCAAGGTTTTACCTGGCATCTGGTTAGAATGGGATACACCAATGAGGGCACCGCCTGGTCCGCGTTCTTCCATCTTGGAAATGATGCCTGCAACATGTTCAACTGTCAGGATGTCCTTTTCACGATCCATGACCTCGACTGTGCCCCAACCAGCAAATATCCGGCGTTCCTTGTCTAGAACTGCTATACCGGGTTCAAAAGTAGTCATTAAGGATAATAATTAAGGATACAGTTATATATACTTTTACCAAAAACCTGGTAGTTACCAATATTTTTTACCAATAAATTGGTAGATTTCGTAAAAGTTTAAATACCTTAAACACATATAATATGTTGAAGACAGGGGCGGCAAATACCTCCCATTCCAATAGACAGGTATCATTAGAATCCGCCCCGCATTTTATTTTATGGTGATCGTGTACTCGTCTATTCTTTTCCTGAACCCTCGATACTTTTCCTTGCTACGACGGGCACCATCTTGCAGTAAAGACTCTATCTTAGAGTTTAATCGTTGCCATACAAAGTATTCAGGTAATCCGTTCGCAACGGCCTCATTGAGAACTGGACTGATGAACGGACGTTGTTCATATCCAAACTTATCTATCTTCCAGCGGATGCTACTGACCATTTCAGAGAATGTTGATACTTTACCAGTACTCCTATTTATCCCCGAAGGATTTATACCTTTACGTTTGCACCAGTCGTATATTGCCTGATACGGGATATGCTTACCGCCAGTAGTAGGGCCTCTACCAATGTCGAGGATGAAACCGTATGCCATCATCTCTAACATGACTCCTAACCGGATACGGAACTTATACTTACCACCCTTAACCTGTTTGACCTCATACGGTTCAGCCCTGATGCTACCGAGTAGCCGGCTATCGCTATACCCTATAGAACTCAATGAGTGGCGTACCATTTCCTCAAACCATTCTGCCATCTTTTGTGAAGCGTCTTTAATATTGTCCGGGTTCTTAACAAACTCTTGTACTAGTACAGATGAGTATAACAATAAACATGCATGTTCCATACGGGTAACACGGTTCGTCATTTCCTGGGTAAGGAGTTCATACTGATATTCGGCAGACGCACCCTTTATACGGGAGTCAACCATACGTTTAGCGTCGCTCCACAATATCTTGGAAAGTTCTTTGTCGCCTATCCCTTCAAGTATGTCGTCGGCTGACCGGCCCATTAAGTGCGGGACCATCCTACTAGGGGATGCCCTGCCATACTTAGCACGAACGTCTACGCTCGCTTCAAACACGAAATACGTTTTCGTAATACCGTCTGGCTGGATCTCCGGATTCTTGTTAGGTATGATTACCTTGTCACTCTGATAGTTGCCACGTAACAGTTTACGTAGCATACCGGGTTTAAACCCTTCTACCATGTTCAGTCCTTCTTGTCTGATACAGCGGACGGTGTGTTAGTTGGCCTATGAGACGAACTTAGGGACGATACAAGCATCTCTATCAAAAGGTCAAGTTGTTTTACTGCTCCTTCAAGGTTCGCTGACTCGATCTTACCCTGTTTCTGTTCAGGTGACTCGCCAGCACCAATATCGCCGTGCTTTGCCTTGATGTGACCGCCTAACTGAGACTTGTTATCGAACGTTTGACCGCAGTGCGGGCACGCGTATTGTCCTTCCTGGCCGGGGGTGTAAGTGCTACCTGACTCGGATTTCTGGTCAACCGGCGTCTTGGTCCTGCCCTGGGCACGGGGGCCCTCCATCTGCGAAGGCTTGCTTTTCCCTGACTCTTTCCCGAACTTGTCTGCAACAGGTCCGCCAGGCCATACCTCGTCAACGAACTCTTCAACTGTGCGTTTACCAATATACTTTCTTACCGACCCTCTACGTTTCTGGCTCTCCTTTATAGCGTAGTGAACAGCGTTAGCATGCGATTCGTCGTCGTAACTTTTTATTATCCGTTTATCGTCTTTATAAGTTATACCGAACCGGCCTTTCCTGTTAACAACCGTGTTGCCAACGTCTATCCAGTGGTCAGTACACTTCTGGATCAATTCCCAGTCCTCAACTGATAACTCGGTGCATAACGGGCACTCGTCCTTACCAATTGGAGACTGTTTACCCTTTGTCGAATCGCCGTCGGGCACGTCCTTGTTAGGACTATAACTCTGGACCTTCTTATCCCCTCCACCCTGGGGCTGTCCCATCTGGTCCGTGGCCTGTTCGTCCATTACCTTCTGCTGTTCTATCTGGCCGAGAATCTCTTCCCGTTTCTGCAACAATTGTTGGAGCATCGCTTCCTGTTCAGTACTAATGGGTTTCTTCCAAAAGTGCCAGATGTCGTTAGCGTCCCTATCTACCTCAAAGCCCATGCTGTATACCATCTGCATGTTCTGTATCTCTCTCTGGTCGATGTCAAGCCGTTTCATTATACCGCTTTCGTCACTCGATTTTGGGCGGTACCCGAAGTTTTCTATCCCGAACATTGGAAGTATAACGTCCAACACTTCCGAGATTAGTAACTGTTCGTTCTCAATTGTCTTACGTTCCTTCTCGCTAAGTTCCATACGGTCCCCGACATCGCTACGGACCTCCCCGGAGATTCCCCATAAACTTTCTATACGTTTACGCATCTCGTTTCTTCCGTCAGTATACTGCATCTCTGCAAGCGACGGTTGGAGGTCTACCCATTTGACTCCGCCTACCCCGCCAAACCCGGTTCCTTCCGGTTCAGTAGGGATGATAGGGATGTGCTGTTTATCCTGTTTACGCTTGAGCAGTTCGGACTTCCAGAACGTTATGAAACTTTTAATGTTACTAGTGACAACTGATAATACACCTACCGGGATCTTACGTTCCCCAAACCAGTCACGGATGTAAAGGTTTTGGTATATCAGGGCTTCCTGGATAATGAACGTGGTAAGAACTGGCGGGCTACCATACGCAGTTGACGGAATAAACGTTTGTTTGTGGACT